ATGGCTCCTATTTATTTGCGTATTACAATTGATCGTAAATCTAATTTAATCCATTTAGGAAAATTTGTTCACCCTGATTTTTGGGATGCAGAGAGCAACAATCCTGTTAGGAAAGGGGCTGGCAATGCTCAAAAATTGAATCATTATATTCACCAGGAACGCAACAAAATTGACCGAATTATTCTGGATCTGGAGAATGATGATAAGGAAATAAGTTTTGAGAAGATCAAAAAGCTTTATCAATCGGATGGCAGGCTTGATTTTATAGAATTTTGTCGGAATGAGATTGCCCTTCGGAAGGGAGAGCTTTCGCCCAGGACATTGGAGGACCACAATTATATTTTAGGAAAGATTGAACACTACCAGGCCAAAATCAAAATCAGTGCCATTGACTTTGCCTGGTTGACTCAGTTTGAACATTACCTGCGTAACACGTTAGGCAACTCAGACAACACGGTAGCTACTAATATTAAATTCGTCAGGACTTACTTTAACCGGGCAGTGAAGGGCGGTTTTTGTAAGAAAAAGGAGATTGACTGGAACGTGAATTTCAGGAACGGGGACCGCAATCCTCTTACCAAGGCAGAGCTGAGCGCTTTGTATAAACTCTTTGAAAACGCAGCCCGCATAGAAGAGTTGAATGAAAATCGGCTGGATGTACTTCGCTGCTTTCTGTTCCCCTGCTTTGCGGGTGGATTGCGGTTTTCTGATATCAGAAGGTTAAAGTGGAAGCGAATTGAGGTGGGTGAAAATGGCAAAGTTAGATTGCATATCCGCACCAGCAAGACAGGGGAGAAGGTGTATGTTCCTTTGTCAACAAAGGCAATGGCGCTTCTGCCTCACCGCACGACCGATGACCGCCTGGTATTCGTGACTTATGGCAATAAGTGGACGAATCGGCTGCTGGAAGAAGTCTTTCAGCTGGCCGGCATCAAACGAAAGGCTACGTTTCATTACTCTCGGCACACATTTGCTACTGTTTCATTGAGTCTGAAAATGAATAAGCAGGTGATCAAGCGAATCATGGGCATCCGAAGTGACAAGGTGATGGACATTTACGGAAAGATAGTAGACGACCTGGTGGAGGAAGAAATGGAAAAGTGGGAGAGTATTTAAATTAAAATGTTGTACTCGCCACTTAGGGCCCACCGATACTCGATGGAATTAAAAGGCTCCTGTACGGCAACCCGGTTGAAAATGATTATGGGAGGCCTCTCGTAGGCACTGACGTTTGCCCGTCTTCTCTCTGCAATAGGGATTTCGATTTGACTTTTTAGCTCGTGATGGCAATTGGGTAGCTGGCTGATGGCAATGGCCAGTTCAGGAAGTGTAATGAGGGTCTGGGACATATACGAGGAAAAATAGCACTATAAATGTAGTGGTTTTTCCTTATTCCAAAAGTATGCCACGAACCATTATTACAATCTTATCCTCTTTTCGCTAGTACCTTTCTTTTTCTGCTCCTTCCCCAATGCCCAATCACCTTCCTGCTGGCTGCCTGGTGGGGCCAGCAGGAAGGTAAAGGCTGTCCAGCCGATCCGGACCTGCTGCTTAAAGATTTGCCAGCCCGTTTTAGGCTGCTTGATCCGAGCCATAAACAAGAATATTAATTAACAGTTGCAGTTACTGCGATCAACGTATTGTTTGTTGCCGCTGCTATTGATGTAATAACAACCGCCTTCAGGGCCAGTGTAGAGGGCTTTGCCATTATAGGTTCCACAACGCCAATCGTTGTTTTGTACTGGTGCTCTGCCATATTGTGTGTTCGGTGCGGGTTCATCGCCACTACCACAAGAAAATAAGATAAGTGCACTGATTACTAGTAATACTTTTTTCATCTGAGTTATTTATTTGTCCTGGTACTTCAAGTAGTTGACTCAGAATAGGTTTTAAAATAATACAAAAGGCAATCATTAGGTAGGACATTCAGAATATTCTTGAGCCATAAATAGTGAAGGTTATTGTATTTTTATTAGCAATATAGGAATATGTTTATATAATAAATAGAAAGTTGCCAGCTGGATAAAAGATCAAATGTGATATTTCAGGGCCTTGCCACCCTATTTTTAAGCAGTTTCCGACCTGAAAATGCTTTCACATTGCAATAGATTAATATTTGTTATGTAAGATTACGTTTTATTGCGTGTTATTATAAGCAAGATAATTTCCTTTTTTGTAGGAAAAATCCACATCATCTTGTTTACGGAGAAGACCCACAAGCTGAAGCTTGTGGGTCTTTCTCTATGGCTGATAAACTGTAGTTTGATTACAATTTCTCATGCCAAGTGCCTGACCCGCCATTCATTTGTAAGGTAGTGGCGGCTGGCGCTGAGTTTTGGTCCGTGTCTTTTGTTGACAGTCCGAAATGAAGGAGTAGGGTTAAAAATAAAGTTGTCATAACGATATGAGTTAGTTTAGAATGACCAAGCTACCCGTTCGTCAGCAGAAAAATAAATGATGTTCAGGCCTTTGCATGACCTTTAAATAAGGACTCTTAGAAGGTCAAGATTTCTTGATTGTTTTGTTAATGAAAAGTAAACGAATAAAACCTATATGAAAGAATTAAAGGTATTAGCTCAAATCATGACTGATGAGATGCAGCAACCGCTACCGCTGATTTCGCTTAAATCCAAACCGGGCAAGGAGCTGACCTATCTGAAAGGCATTATTGAAGGCACCTTCGAAAATGATGAACAGGCGGCGGTGGCAATCTACGGCACTAGTGCTTCTGACTTTCGATATCTGACGTTGAAAAAGCGATTGAAGAGGAAGCTGTTGAATAACTTGTTTTTTGTTGATTTCACAAAGCTTGGGAACCACCCGGCCAGTGCGCCCGAACTGGAGTGCTTACGATTATTCCACATAATTAAAGTGCTAAGCAAGAAAGGCTGCATGGAGTATGCCGAGAAACTAGCTTCTAAACTAGTTGATTTAGCTACCAAGGCGGGCTTTAATTCATTCGTACTGTCAGCACTGGAGGAGTTGCAGCACATCTACGTTCAGCTACACAAGCCGCTACTCTATCAAAAAAACCTGGAAAAACTTCAGCGCTACTGGCAATTGCTCCAGTACGAGCGTGAAGCCAACAATCTATACCTGGGCATGAAGTTACGGCTCAACCAATCAGTTAAGCATCGGCAATCGTTACTACCTGAAGTAGCTTCTGCAGTTGAAAGATTGCGAGAGCTATGGCAGCTCACGCAGTCCTTCAATGTATTTGAGCACTACTATATACTTCGCATTTGGCATCTGGAACTGGTTAATAACTTTGAAGAAATCATTCAGTTAACTGATGAGGCGGAAGGGTTGCGCCGGGAAGGAATTATTTACGAGCAGTGTTTTGATCATCGTTACAACCGATTCATCAAAGTCTATGCTTGCCTGCGTACCAAACAGTACGAGGCCGGACTACAGTATGCCGAAACGTACATAGAATCCTTCAATGAATCTGACTGGAACTGGTTTCCGTTTATGGAAAATTACGTGCTGCTGGCATTGCATCAGAAAAACTACGAACTAGCCCAGCAACTACTGATTAATGTGCTGCTAAACCCTAAGCAAAGTCAGTTAGTACCTTTGGAAAAGGAACGCTGGATGCTTTACCGGGCCTACCTGCACTTTCTACTTCCCCCACAGCAGGCAGATCGTAAGTTTGACTTTAATGGGTTAATTTCCCAACTACCTCACTATCGGAAGGACAAAGCTGGTTTCAACGTAGCAATCCTGGTATTGCAATTCCTCTACTTCATGAAAAAACAGGATCTGGACTCTTTGCTGTACCGGGTCAATGCCCTCAATGAGTACATGGTGAAACATTTGAGTTCCTCCTTCAGTGATCGAACCCGTACCCTGTTCAAGCTTTTTCGTGCCCTTACTAGCAACTATAACCTTGATCCCGTGCAGATGCGCCGTCGCTGTCAGTACCTGGCTGGCAAGCTGGCTTCCTTGCCTACCGAGGGGGATGCCTACGCTGAGATTGAGATTATTCCTTACGAACACGTCTGGGAGTTATGTCTGCAATGGTTGCCCGAGCGGGAAAAGAGAGTTACTTCCAATTAAAGGCGGGTCCATGACTTTAGCTATTAAAAAGCCCATCAGCTACAGACTGATGGGCTTTTTGTTTAATTAAAGAGGATTCTGTCAAGCTTGTGAGTCAAAGCGCCCTTTTAATAACGCAATCGTTTCGTCCTTCGCCTTAATCAACATCTCCAACCCCTTTACTTTTTCCTGGCATAATTGCAAATCAACATCTTTCTTATTTAGTCCCTGAGGAGGCGATATAGGTTCGGTAGCCACGTAATTACTATCTATACCTAATAAGTATGTGATAGGTACCTCTAAGACTTGGCAAATGGCTTCTAATTGAGAGAGCTTTGCATCATTTTTTTTGAAAATAGAATGGACCGTTGGCTCTGAAATCTCTGATAAAACCGCTAATTTTTGAATGGTCATATTTTTCCTCACTAGTAACTCTTTAGTCCGGGCTTCAATATTTAGCATTGTTTTTCAAGCAGTTATAAAATAATTGAGTTTATAACTCAATTTTCGTACGTAATTTTTTTGAGTTTACTTAAATATCCTTTAAACTTGAACAACAAATTAAAATAAAGCCTAATACAATCCAAGTCTTAATGAATACCAATGGACAATCGTAACCGAATCCGAAAGATCTACCAATTCTTCAGCCGCAATTCTCAGATACAGCTAAGGACTGATTTTTCCGAGCGTTTTGGTTTTCATCCGGCAACGTTTGGCAACAAGATGAGTCCAAACTCCAGAGCAATCATTTCTGAAGAAGAGATATTGTTTTGTGTGCAATGGGCGCGGGATCACGGCATGCCAGAGGAAAAATTGAATGAAGAAGACCACTCCATCGCATCTTAACACCCATGGAAATTCAGCTACCCGAAATCAAAGAACTGATCCGAGCGGTGCAGTCACTGACGGCAGAAGTACAGGCTATGAAGAAGCTTCTCAATCGGAAAGATGGATACTCTCCGGAAGAAGTAGCGGAGCTAACGGGCCTCTCTTACTCCACTGTGCTCAATTACATCAATGATGGCACGCTCGAGGGGAAACAAGCCAGGAAGCGAGGGCGGATCACCATACCAGTGGAGTCGGTAGAACGGTACTTGAGAACCAGTGCGTAAGGCATCCATTATTGCATTTAAACACTCAATAGACTTCTATGGAAGAGTTAACTACATACGGCCGGGGCATTGAAGACGTGCCTGATCACCGGCTTACTGTCACCTTTGAAAGCCTTTCGGGACCACGTAAAACTTTTGTGTGCCACATTGAGGCGCGCAATCTTCGCAGCGATGAAGACTTTGAGGCTTTGATTCTCTCCGTGCAAAAAGCCCGGAAGTCTTTTGGATTGCTGCGAAGTGAGGAAGGAGCGCCAGTATGAGCACACCTAGAAAGATTTATCGTTTTTTTCTGATTGCTGACGGTGAGTTCGCCCAGTTGATGCTAAGCCAGATCCCGGGTGAGTTGTTCAAGGTTTTTCCGGTGCAATGCGAGCTCAGCAAAGAGCAATTTCCGGATAATGATGTGCTGAGCTTTGATATAAAGTGCATTGACCGACCCAATGCACAACGGTATACCTATGCGGGTGTTTTTCGGGGTAAGGCTGCTTTTGACTTATGCAGTAAGGCTTTCAAAGAAGTAGCCAAACAGCTCTACGGTCAAAGTAAAGAGCCTAAGGAAATGACGGTTAGTTATACCTTCCCTGATTCCCTGTCTGTCACTTAACTTTTTGTATATGGAGCGAATCAATATTGGCCCACTGAGTCTGGCAGTTTATAAGGCAAACTTAGCCCGGCTGCTTTGGATATGGATAGGTTCCTGGTGTTTGACCTTGTCCATACTTCGAAATCGCAGAGAGCCTCCATTTCAATATGAATACGGGACTGAAATTTCTCCATTGTACAGGCAGAAATATATTTGGATCAGGCTATGGTGGATCGAATTGGAGTGGCGGAAATTCAATAAGAAGCCAGGATTGTCAATCAAAGATTATGATGATTGGCAAGCAAAACTTGATAGTGTTTATCCATTAACCAGCTAATATGCCAGAACAGTCCCTACGTAGCTATATCGCCCTAGCAGTACTGCCGGAAATGCTGAGGCAATTTGGGCCTTTGCACCCGTTCACCAGTGCAAAGGATATGCAGAAGGCAGTAAAAATAGCCTTTGAAACGGCGGACGAATTCCTGCGACAGGAAGAGGAATACCGCAAGGCCCAGCCACCGGTTATTAGTGTGCGGCCCCCTTCTAAGGCTCCGGATAACCCTCGACCCAATTTTTACGAGGATAAATAACGTTTGACAACTTTTTAACCTTAAACCCTATGCCCACCTGGTTTCAATGCAAAATCCGCTATCAGAAAGAGCAGGAAAACGGCTCGCTGAAAACGCTCAACGAGGCTTACCTGGTCGATGCCATGTCGTTCACTGAAGCCGAGGCCCGGATCAAGGAGGAGCTGGAGGGAACGATCCGGGAGTTTGACCTGGTGAACGTCTCCCGGATGCGGCTGGCTGATTTGTTCCACTACGAAGACGCTGAGACCTGGTACAGATGCAAGGTAGTGTATACCACAATGGATGAGCGGAGCGGAAAGGAAAAGAAGGTCAACAATACGATGTTGGTGCAGGCTGCCCATGTCAAGCAGGCCTTCGAGCGGATCGAGGAGAGCCTGAAAACGATGCTGGTACCTTTTGATATTACCGACATTACCACAACTAGCATCCTGGAGATTTTCCCTTATCAGTCGAATTAGAAGCTTAGGCATGACAAAGTTTTACTTCTTCCAACTAGGATTTCGGGATCCTATTGAGAATTGCGAAGAGATAATATGGTTTCTGGAGCAACTGGCAAAAACTACATATAAACACTGTCAGCTTTCCTTTTGGATCAACATTAAGCAAACCTATTGCAGCAAGTTATTAAGTGCGCAGGCTTATGAATTATATGCTTTCATTGATAGTAAATCTACTTCAGCTCAGGAAAAGAAAAGGATTGCTGCACGAAAGAAAGCTAAAGAAAAAGCAGAATTGGAGATGGCTAATTTTAGAAAGGACATTGAAAGAAGAAAGGCTTTGTCTAATCTATTGAAAGCCATATCGCTCAATTGATTATGGCATTACCAAACGGAGTGATCGACCGTCAGAAAGCGGGGATAGCATTTGGGCCCAGGCGGGTGTGACAGGTACCCATAAACTCCTGTTTTTTATCGCGGGGTGGAGAAGAGGTATCTCGCTAGGCTCATAACCTAGAGATTCGCAGGTTCGAATCCTGCCCCCGCTACTATTTTACTGGTAAAAAACACTCCATTTTTTGGAGGCGGAAAAATATTGCCTAAACAAGAGCTATTTATGAATCAGCCATTGCCTACGCGGCCACCCAGAGGGCCATAAAAACATTCAGGGCACCTACACAGTGCCCTGAATGGAATGCTTTGAAAATTGGGTTCCCAGGCCCGTTTCTCGATCAGTTAAAAGCCCACTTTCAATGAACTCTAACATTATAATACTAATAGCATATGCAATTTAAGTTAACACTCGACCAAATCCAAACGGCCAGCGTGCCGGAACTGCAAAATGCGGTTAATCACCTAAGCCATGCGATTCTATCCCTTAGGGTACACTTAACTCGTTACCCGAGTGAGGACCCTGAGGCAATTCAGGAATTCAACTTTCAGATCTGTCGGCTTACTACCATGCGTAAGGCGATCAATATCCTTCTTGCCGAGCGTACGCTTTCAGTGCTTTGCAAGAAAGAAGAAATGTATGCAGCATAAACCAATGGCCGCTTTCCTTTACCGGAGAGCGGCCTTTATTTTTCAAAATGGCCTGAAAGGTTTGACCGGGTTCGATTCCCGGACAGGCAGCGGAGAAGGGGGGATTTAAGAGCAGGAGTACAGCCGGCTACAATAGCCAGTGAGATCGTCTATTTCAGCCGGCTGTACTGCCTTTTACCAGCAATCATTAACTGACTAACATCAATGGAGGTATCCATTCAAATTCCCAGACCCACTGAAGAGTATACGAGTAGAGTCGCATTCCGCTACATAGGTGCCCACGACATCGGCAGGCCAGTCAAGGATCGACTAGGCAAATGCCAGCGCGTCCTGGAGAGCATCATCCGGATATACTATGGAGCCTATTACACCAGGCTAAGGTTCGGTGAGCGCTATATGCAGGCGCACGGGTGGCTGCCTCCTTCAGATCCCACCAATGGGCAGATCAAGTGTACCGTTAAGCTCCAGCGCCAAAGCATCATTAATCACCGAAAGTTTCTTATGGCTGCCGGATTGACCCACGAAACCCAGGCAAAGGGGGAGAAAGTGCAGCTCTATATTCATCCGCAATTGCTGGTGGAAAACCCGGTGGAAGCGCAAAAAAGGCAGTGGGAGAAAATTTCCGGAAAACCTTATAAATCGCTGTTTTTGGCCTATGATGTCCAAAATTTAGCCCCGTTCCATGCAAAGAAAGATAATGTAAATATTAATAGCGGTGTGGAAAGTGTGAAAACCCCACTTTCCACGGGGTTGATTGCAGGAAACGAGTTGGCAGGAAACGGAGAAGAGGGGATTCTCGAAAAAAAATTCGAACAGACCCCCTCCCCTACGACTCCTTCAGCCGGAAACGGCTCCGCACACCAGGGGGGGGCGGGCGCGCGCAGTTCGTTGCCTGAAGAGAAGCTGAAGGCCTACATTGAAAATTTCTGGTGGGTAGCCCAAAGGCTGTTGTACCCCAAAGTTACTTTTAGCGCCGGCCAGCACAGCCTGGCCCTGTCGATGATTCGCAAACACGTTTACTATCAAGGCAATAAACCTTGGGATGATAAGATGTGGCAGGCGCAGCATCAGTACAACCTGGCCCGTCTCCAGCTGGTGAACCGGTATTTATCCCGTCCCGACCCCGGAGGTAAAGAGCGGTTTGTGCCTATGCCGCACGTGTACTTCGATTCGAATAATTCTTGTGGATTTGCAGGCACTAAGGAGTGGTATTTAAAAGAGCAAACGGTTCGAAATCAGGTACGTAAGCAGCTGATTTATGAAAAATCCCTCCGGACCGTTTTTGAGGGCGCGCCCAGTACCAGAAAGCCCCGAAGCAGTTACGAAATCTGGCTGATTGAAAAAAACCGGGTAGCCAAACTCGGAGATCAGGATTTGCTCAAGGCGTTTCTTTCTTCTACCCAACATTTTCAAGCAAGCCACCCATGAGCTTAAAGAAACGATTCGAAAAAGACGAAAACAAAGATTCTGCACTCGTGAAATTCTGGTTTACCTGGGCTGATTCTGATAAGCCATATACCTTTTACTCCAGGCCTGAATACGATAAAAGAGGCTTTGATTACGCAGTCAGAAGGACTATTGCTTACTGTATCAATACCTGGGGAAATAAAATTAAGGATCAGCGAATCTGTGTTTTTGATAACCGGACTGGCCGTGAAGAGGCGGTTTACATCAGGGGAAAAAAGGTAGCAAAATAAGGAGTTAAGCCAACCAACAATGAACGATCCCATTATTCAGCTCGTAAAGGCCTTCAATTCAATTGAGTGGAGCCTGATTGAAACGCGCAAAGCCTGTGAGATTTTAGCCATCGTGCATTTCAGTGCCGGCAGGCTGGAGTTGTCCCTGGATCCGGTTTTCTACCAGGCCATACGCCTGGCTCAGCATAGGATGGGACTGTTTCCCGGAAGCGCTTTTATCCATCAGGACTTTCAGAAAATCTATCAATTATCGGAGGAACTGAAGCAGAAAGGCAAGGAATGCGAGTGGTTTAAGCCACTGACGGAAAAGTACCCAGTATTGAAATCCGGCATATTCATTCCCCTGCAGCAATGATCAATTTTATAGCACTATTGGAACACCGGATTTCGATCCGATGCAACATTTACCAGGTTCAGTCCCTGGCCAGCGCCATCGCTTCACACATTGACTACATAGTCAAAGCCGGCACACCCCTGGATGCCCTCGGTATGCAGGAGCTGGAAACGTTCCGGCAGCTATACGCCTACACCGACCGGCGTTTTCGGACAATGTATAAAGCCTGGGCGTTCTCAAGAAAGCCGGTAGATTCTGCCAGCAAAAAAAGCACGCTTTCGCTCACCTTACCCAGATGGATGCTTTTGCACCAAAGCCTAATCTTCGATGAAAAGGATCATCATTTTGATGAAGTCATGTTTGAGATTGACCAGGAGCTGCAGCGATACTCTAAACTGGTGAAGCTGGAGAGAAAGGAAAGGATCGAAGCGCTTAAAAAGATTAAACAGCTTCAGTAATCATTATGAAAGGGAATCAACTCACTTGTATTGATAAGACTATTATGTCAGTTTCATTCGATCAGGATGAAATTCTTCAAAACATAGTCACTCTGCATTGTCCATCCGGTATCGAATGCGATGCCAGTTACGGATATGGCGGTTTCTATAAATCACTCCCGCGGCCGCTGCACTGCTTTGATATTGCTCCAAAGAAACCCGAGGCTAGAGTAGCTGATTCCAGGGCTTTGCCATTGCCGGCAGCTTCTATCAAATCATTGATGTTTGATCCTCCTTTTGTAATTTCTCACCACGTTGAAAGTGAAACTTACCTGATGGATGCCAAGTACGGAGGCTATCGAACCTTAACTGAACTAAGGGAACATTATGCCGGCAGCATAAAGGAATTTGATCGGGTCCTCCGGCCGCACGGGATTTTAATCTTCAAATGTCAGGACCAGGTACATGGAAGGGTAAATTATTTCATTCACGATGAAGTGCTCCAGCTGGCCAAGGAAGCTGGATTCAAAGCGGTAGATCTATTTATTCTGATTGCTCGCAATCGGTTTATCGGTTTTGTTAGTAAGCAGAACCACGCTCGGAAGTTTCATTCTTATTTCTGGGTTTTTAAGAGACGTAGCCGCTAAAATTCCCAACCATATCTATTTACGACAAGGATAATCTATAATCATAGAAATATCTTAATATATGGAACAAGTAAACCTTTTTGACGCTGGTAAGCCAGCGCTTCCAACAAACCTGGAGGAAGCCGTAGCCTACTTATTGCCCCGCTTCTCCGAGATGGAAGCCATCGTGAAGAAATACGACCAGGATGGATTTGTCTGTTACTGCGAAAGCCATTTGAACGGAGGCATTGGTATGCAAATTCGAAATGAATTACAGCTGTGGGTGCTCAGCTCGCCCCTGCACCAATGGTTTCGGGCAAACCATCATTTGACGCATCCGGATGATATGAGTAGAGTGATTATTGGCAGAATCTACCAGGTGTTAAAGCCAAAGGAAGAAACTGATCAGCAGGCAAACAATTAAATAAAATGGGAAAACAAGATTTAGGATCTACCAAACTCAGGGTAAAGTATATCAAAAAGCCTGATCACCCTTTGGGGCTACAAGTATCGATTGGTTTGAATTCAGATTTAGGTGTTGCCTATATCATTTACCGGGGCAATCTCCAAGAGCTTAAAAAGGCGATGCACATAACAAATGAATTCGTTCAAATGCAGATGTATGAAGCGCCTTTTGAGCCTGATTAAAAAGAATAATCTTCTGTTTCCTTGGCACAAATGAGGCCGCTGCGCCGAATAAAATTTCAATAATATAACTTTTACTTATGAAAGAGAGCCAGTTGAATTCCGACACTCTTTGCCCGCATTGTCTGCATCCCAATGATCTGGCTACTGCTGTATTTTCAAATGCGTCCCCCTCGCCTGGTGACATTTCGATTTGTATGAATTGCCAGCGCATCAATCATTTCGATCAGAACCTTAAGATCGTAGCCTTGCCAGCCGAAAAGCTGATGGAATTGATGAGCAACCCTAATCAGTGGAACTCCATTAGTCAGGTTATTATGACAATCAAACAAGTGAAGAAAAACAAATAATGCCTGATGAGCCTGGAATACGAAATCGACGATGACTGCCGATGCTCTAACTGTGGGCATTCTCCCATCCACTTCCGCACTTGTCAAGAGCTAGGATGTGAAGAGGGGTGGTTTGATGAAAGTGAAGAGGAGTACTGCCTGCCTGGTACCGTAATGGCAATGTGCCAGGAGTGTAATGGCACCGGCATTGAAAAGTGGTGCCCTAAATGCGGGAAGAATCTTTCGGGTCTCGAACTTGAATGCGAGGAATAAATGCGAAACCGCGAGCGATATCCGCCCAACTGGGAAAGTGAGATCCGGCCGCGCATCCTGGCCAGAGCCGGGCACCGGTGCGAAAAATGCAATGCAGCCAACTACCAACCCCATCCTATCACCGGCTCAACAGTGTATCTACAGGTAGCTCACCTGGACCACGATCCTCAGAATTGGGAAGTGAGCGATGATCGATTAGCGTGCCTTTGTCCGCGCTGTCATTTCAATGAGGATACGCCCGTGTGCATGGCCCTGAGGGCAGCGCGGATCAGTGAGTCGAAGCGCTATGGGAGAAACTATAAGAAGGGACAATTCAAAATAGATCTAGTAGAATGGAAAAGGAATTCAGAGCCTACGTTGAACTTATAGAAGACATGTGCCTGGCACAGAAATCGTATTTCAATGCTGTTTTTGGCAGTAAAGAAAAGGCGGATGCTCTCAAGCGGAGCAAACAGCTGGAAAAAGAAGTCGATCAGTACGAATTACCCTGGAAGGGGCAACGACAAACCAATCTTTTTAGATGATTATGGATGAAGAACTCAGAAAAAAGTTGATCAAACGCTTTCAAAAGGCCGACCCGGAACTGTACAAAGCAGTTGTTGATCACCTGGACAATACTAAAGGCATCATGAATCAGATCGCTCAGCAGGAAATGGATGCTATACAGGCTAGAACGCGCTGGATTGAAAAGTATAAAGAGCTGGCTGAAGAATGCCAAAAACTTATAGATCAGAACAAAGCCTATTCTCAGCTGAAAAATATTGAACAGCATAAGGGAAACGAAGAAGCCGGCAAAAAAACGAACCCCGAACTGCTGGAAGACATACGCTTTCTTGTGTTTCACCTGCAATTAGATGATATTTTTCAGCAGGCCGATCAAAAACTGCTGACGAAAATGATTACCCTCTATATACAGGATTATGAAAAAAATTAGGATGGAAGAAGAGTTAAAGAAATACAAAGCCGATCTAGCTGCCTGGTTGGCCGAGAAAGAAAAGTTAGCCGAAGAGCTAAAGCAAGTTCGTTTCGAATGCTATAAGCTGAAGCTGGCCAATGAGAAATTAACAATTGAGAAGGCTCAGGCCCAGGCAGAAACAAAAGCAGCAAACCAGGCAGCAACCAAGGCCGGCAAGGAGCAGGACCGGTTGCTTGGCATTGTAAAAGGGCTGTGTACGCTAACGCCCAACCCGCTGAGTACAAAACAGCTCGTTATCCAAAATAAAACGCTCAAGCTGAAATTGACCGATGCTGATTTTCGCGTTCGGCAAATGTACCTGAACTACGAAAGTTTAGAGAAGCGACATGATGACTTACTGTTTTCCCGCTACCAGGAGAGGGAGCACCTTCATTTGAGCCAGCAGCTTCGTTGGTTAGAAGAAAAGTATAACAGCCTGAAGGCAGACTATTATCGATTAAAAAATGATTTGGCTTTATAAAAAGAGACTCGCATCAATCGGCTCCAGCATCATCGTAGAGATGAAAGACTCGGATTTGAAAATGTGGGAATACGATTCTGAGGATTCAGGTAGAAAGCGTATAAGTAGAAAGCTAGTTAGCATTTTGCTAGAGATGAAAATGCTCAAAGTCGTATTTGAAAATCAGTGGATGAGAAAGATTGTTGTGTCTGAGTATGGGGCTAAGGTGGTAAAAGAGCCTAGGAGAATGAAGCGGTACAGGATCACGCCCTTGGCTGAAAAGTTCATTTTTGACCACATCAAGCACTGCCCTAACAAATACATCGCCGATCAGATAGGCATTTCAAGAGAACACTTGCAAAAGTATTTGCGAGATAATCGATCAATGTATGCCAACAAAAAACGTGTAATAAGAAGGCAGAGGGTTTTTCCTATATATGAAAAAGCCCAACATTCGCCGGGATGACTTCCCCAGGCCTGTGATAAATGCAGGGACGTACAAACACATATCGATATATTTTTGAATTGTATTAGTTTTGTGTTAGCGCACACTAAACAAACTAACTATGAGTCTACAGATAGACATACAATTCATTGCCAGTGCAGGCAAAGCATTAGGTGATAAGTACCGCCTGATGATCTTGAAAGAAATTGCTAAGAAAGGTAGTATCAATTGTATTCAGGCTCAAGATCTCATCAACCTTTCACAACCAGCAACAAGGTTTCACATTAAACAATTAATTGATTGTAAATTGGTAGACAACAATAAAATAGGAAGGGAAGTATACCTCAGTATCAACCAAAGTAGAATGCGGGAGTTTCTTTCCGGCATGAAGCAAATACAGGCTGAAGGCCAAGGATCTGATGCTCTAGATTAATTTTGAAAGTAAAGAAAAGGCGTTAAACTTTCAAAGATCTAATCAATGCCCATTCTCAACTATAGCACCAAGATCGACCCCACGAAGTCGATTGGAGAAATTACTGCATTGCTTGCCAAGCGGGGCGTAAGAAAAATTGTGGCCGATTACGATGAGAAGGGCAACCCGGTGATGCTTACCTTCTCAATGATGCTTCGGGAAACGCCGGTGTTTTATGCTCTGCCCTGCAACTGGGAAGGCGTACAGTTGGCACTCCGGAAACAAGGCGCCGAGAGCCGGTGCCGGACCGAGGATCAAGCCCGGCGGGTAAGTTGGCGCATTTTAAAGGACTGGATTGAAGCTCAGATGGCAATCGTTGATGCCCAGATGGCCAGTCTTCCGGAGATATTTCTTCCCTAAGCTGTCACAAAAGGTGGTCAGACACTATACCAGGCCATCGAATCTGGAAAACTGAACCTGCTGCAGGAGTAATCAGCTGGGATTTTCTTTTGCTTCCTGCTTTAGTCCTTTCTCAATGATCTCATAATAGATCTCCTTCAAATTGGCTTTTACGCCCTGCGTTTCTCTCTTTAATTGAATTTGCTTTACCTGTAGATGTAGGGCTGGTGGTACGTCTAATGTGATCTGGGCCATAGGATCAATGGTTAAGTTGTAACAACAACAAATGTAGTAGGAATATATTTCTACTACAAGTGTTTACTATTATTGTTGTAAATGTATATAGTTACAACAATAACAACAACCGCTACACAACTATGAAAACGATCCAAACTCCTCCGATGATTTCCTTTTCCAGCATCCTGGATCCTCAAGTCCGCCTCTCCGAGCACCAAATGATTGCCCGCCTTGCCAGGATGCACGAGGCGCTGGGCTGCCAGCGTAGGCTCCAGTTTCACCTTAAAGAAGCCATTGTTCAGGACCAGCAATCAGTGGAGGGTGCTAAGCAGGAGCTAGCCATCTGCACTCAGCTATACGAACGCACCCTGGCCATTTTCAATTAAATTTTTCAAATAGCCATGAAAAATTCAGCTATATACCTCAAAATGGTGATCTTCTACCTGGTAGGAGCAGCCCTGATCTACCTAGCCCTTTACAAGCTCGTTTAGTTTCTCTTACCTTCAGTGCTGGGCGGGGGAGTCTATCAAACCTTGCAAAGCTTGACCGTAGCCGGCTTTCTCAAGGGCAGCGTTGCTGCCAGTTAACGAAAAAGCCATCCTAAAGGAAAGCTTCTTACTTTTTTATCTTCAACTTGATGCTGAAGTGCCTGGTGCCCCTCCAGGCTTTCTGCGCTTTTTCTTAGCCTCTCTCTTTCCTGAAATTCTTTTATATCAGCTTCTCGTTTAAGTTGCGAAGGAGCCTTTTTCTGTTGTTTCTGCCCCTCGTACAATACGATAGGCTGACAACAGTAATACTCCTTGGCAAATCCGCTGCCAAAAGGTTGCCACCCCAATTTAACGGCTTCTCTAACCTGTGAGGCCAAATCATCAAAGCCACCACTGGATAAAATATCGTAGTTGATCACTTTTGGCAATTCATTCATTTTTAGTACGAAATTCAAAAGTTACTGATAAATCAACATTAAAGGTTAACTGTTTAGATGTTAGCCTTGTAACTATAAAGTTACAAGTAGTTACAAAAGTTACAGGCTGTTTAAAATATATCCCTCTAAATCTTGCAAAGCGTGACCGTAGCCGGCTTTCTCAAGGGCAAGGTGACCACGAGTTTCTTCACGAAATAATTCACGCCCAGCACGTGCTTGGGCGAAAAATAATCCAGCCCGGCCAGATCCCGGGCGTCTAGCGCGGCCGGCTGCTCGGTCGCGTAGGTGCGGGCGCGGAAAGCAGCGTACTCCTTCCAGAATTGTTCGTGCAGACCATAGGGCCCTCCCCACTGCAGGGCCACCCGATTGCCAGCACCATCATCGTATTCGTTACTGGCTTTCGGATACGAACGGGAGCCGCTGGCCAGTCCGTGCCAGAACAGTAAGCGAAGCCCGAATTTGGTTTCTCCCAACCCAAAAAACGGCGATACCCCTTTCTGCTCGGTATAAGGCAGTTGCAGGCCTTCCTGAGCCTTGGTCAAAAGAGAAGATAAGGCTACTTCAATGGGCTCCTCACCCGTGCCAAAAGGCCGGAAAAGCTCGGGCAACACGCCCTGATCATTGGCTTTGGCCGTATTGTCGTCACTCTCCAGCCGAAATGAAAGGCTGACCTCATTGCCAAAGGTCAGGTCATCCTCAAACTCAGGATCACACTTAGCGCTCCAGTCGGTTTGGCACTCGGTTTCCAACACTTCCTTGATAAACCGCATCGTGAGCTTTTTCTTGGGCGTATCGAACTGATAAGCCAGGGCAAAAGCATTCCGTAACGCCGTCATCAGTTCTTCCAAGGTAATGGAAGGAAGGAGTTTGGCGTAGGCAAGCGTTGGATTAAAGGTATTAAAGGGAAAAATGGCATCCGGCTGCTGGAGATCCAGCGACTGTAGACTGTAGATCAGCATCCGGACCACGGCCGGATGCTGCAGAAAATCGCCTTCCACAGTATAGCCGAAAGAAGCAAAAATTTTCTCCAAGGCAAAGGACAGAAACAGCATCGGGCAGAGCGTGTATTTTAATGGCTGCCCCGGAGAGTTGTGCTTATACCCGCCGTCGTAATAGTTTACGTACCCGACGTATTGTTTATTGGCCGTTTCAGAAGATGGATCCCCGTAAAAATGCGTGTTGCGCACCATCGGGAAGGCGTATTTATCCCCTGGCCCGAAATTAACCGTGGCATTAGGAAAGGGAGCAATGGTACGATACACGAGCCGGGTAAAATCGGCTTCCCCGTTCTGAAAACCCAGAAAATCATCCGACTCATTGTACAAATCCAAGCGTCTGGTGATCCGGTAACTGCTTACCGTTCCATCCAGGGGATAGATCACCAGGGCATTGCCGTACGCCTGGCTGCGGATGGGGAAATTATTGGCCGCCTCGTTGATGTAGGAAGAGAGAATCACCAGGTTGTTGGCCTCTTCCTGATCGAGTCGGGAGCCTAAGTTATCGAGCTCAAAATAGACGATTTCTACATTGTCGCGGTAAATCCGGTACCGACCCCGCAGCACTCGGCCGAGCGCCGGGTTGAAGGCGCCCATCTGCGCGGCGTAGTGGTTGGAGGTAACAAAGGTAGTGGGAAGGGTTTCTGAGCCCAGGTCTAACTCAGTCAACAGTTTGCTGCGCATGGTATCGTCTAGGCCTCCCTCGGGAGAGACCAGATCCACGCTCACACTCCGGCCCGATACGCTGCGTATCTCCATTAGACATTCCCTCAGCAAGCCTCCGTAGTAGAGGCCTACCTGGTACTTTCGTTTCCGATCCGCTGCGCTTTGCCGGTGATTCAAATACCCCAGTTTGCGGGCGTTTTGAGGGGTCCAGGGCAAAGTGAAGGGATAGGAGAAAGTGCCTCCCCAGAGTTCGGTTTCAAAAAGAGGGGAAAGCATCTCCAGCTGGAGGCTGGGATTGGGTCCAAGTTCCAGCGCTTCCCCGTCGGAGAGGCGTATTTCCAGCTCGGTCATATCGGACAGGTATCCAGGTTCAGAATCGGCGCTACGTAATCCGGATCTGATTCCAGATTGGGCTTTTCCACCCCGGTAGGCTCCCCGTCGGGTACGTCGGTATAATATTCCTCGATGGTGTAGCTAAAAAGATATCCGTTGTTGGGCATAGGAATAATAAAGGTTAGCGGCCAAACAGGCCAATGAAAACTTCGTAAGCAGCCGCTTGGGATATTTCAAAAGAGACTGGGCCCGATTGTGTTCCGCGAATGACTGTGCCATTGCGAACGATATAAATCTTATAGGGAGCCGGGACGCTGACCGTGATGACGAGACCGTTGCCGGTAACGGGGTGCTGATAAGCCTGGTTGTTGACACTTAAAGCGCCCAGCACGGTGCTTACCACACTCCAGCCGGTAACGCCGGCAGAGACTTTAGGCGTAACGGAAGCATTCAGGACCACGGGCAGCGGGCAAAGGGCCGCGTTTTCAACATCATCGATCCATCGCTTATTGAGATACGAAGCCGAACCAGGATTGGTATCCTCCTGCTCTTTCTCGGTCATGCTGGAGCTACGCGGAGCGGTGAATTTACAACGAAGATTGCCCGTATCCTGCCAGTTGGGCTCGGTATTGGGGTTCACGCCCGCTTGCACGCAGAATTCAGTGCCGGGTTTGAAACGCCAGGCGGTAGGCCGAACCAAGGGAGGAAGTGCCCGGGGCATCTTGCTGAAGTTACGTTCCTGATGCGAGAGCCGGAATTTAAGTTTGGCAGCCAGCGTATTGGGCTTGCTGTCTTTGCTGACTAATTCCTTGCTCACTAGCTCCACGGCCAGTAGGCCGCGCCGGCTGAGCTGGTAGATTTCCCGGGAGTAAAACAATTCCTGCAGATACGCCAGCCAGGCCCGCTGATTTTCCTTAAAGTAGCCGGTATTGGCCAGGATGTCGGTATCGCCCGATAGATAGGCCGGGAAAGAGGAACCGAAACTGCGTCCGTAATTATACGGCGTAAAACGCTTCCCTCCTTCCCGCTCCACCACCAGGTTGTCCGACTGGTTACCCGTGCAGCGCAGGGTATCAAACCCACCCAGCGAGTTGCGGTAGAGCCAGTAGCTGACCTCATCTTCTTTGAAATAGCGTCGGTCCACCTGGTAGCTGCGCACTTCAGAGATGCGCTCACCGGCCCCATTGGTGACGTAGACGGCATACTTTCGAATCTGCTTGCCTTCCGTGATTTCCTTAGCCAGTAGCTCTAGTGCCGAAAAGCCAACCGGGAAACAATACACTTGATAAAGCTTGGGAGCCGGAAAAGACTGGGCTTCCATGCTTGCCTGGCTACCATCATCGAAGGTGAATTCCACAAAGAGCTTTAGCTCAGGAGGCAGAGGCGTGAAGTTAATGAGCAGATACAGAAATTCGGGTTGCCAGGTATCAATCCATTTCCCGTTCGGTTGCCAGGTGAGAAACTGGGCCGTTTCCTTCAGATGAGTAACAAAGAAGGAAGTGGCGTTGTCAGCAAAATCAGCAAAAGAAAGCCCGCCTTTGAGCGCGTGATAAACTGGGGTTACGGTAGGATTGCCCACCGGGGTATTCACGCCGGTAGTGACCCGGCTTTCAATCCGGAAAGGAAGCACGGCACCCGGGCAGGGCGAGATGACCTGAGCGTCCCAGTTGGGCGCCTGAGACTCCAGGGCCAGTAAGGCCTCCAGGATGTCTTCGTAGTAGAGTGTGGCTCCTTCCCGAATGGTGACCGATCCGACCGTTTTTGGCGGTTTTTCGCGGGCCTCCCGCGTAGTTTCCTTAATAAAATTAGTAGAAAGCCAGGTCTGGGGCACGAAGAGATCGGCAAAATAGCGTAGCGTGGCCCGGTCTCCCTCCAAATCCACGGCCGGTATTAAATGGGCTAGTGGATTATGGGCAAACCGAAGTGGCAGGTACGTGAGTGGGGCTAAGGGCGGTATCATTTAAGGGCTTTTTTTACGCCGGCTGCTCTTTTGGTAGCATCGATGCGGGATTCCTGTTTTTGAAAGTAATCGAAATCAAATATGGCACTAGATGGCACGGGGTTCTCCAGGTTGTAATTCATCCGGTCCAGGTTGGCGATGAGCTTGCTGACCCAGGCCGGCTCGGTTGAGTCGGAGGAAGTGGCCGTGCTTTCCCCGGATCCGCTGGCCGAAGAGCTGGCGGACGAAAACGAGGGAGCCGGCGTAGATGTCATCCCTCCGGAGGCAAAGCCGCGCGTCCGGATGGCCTCCAGCATGCGCACGGTGTCGGCCACTAACGGGTCCTGCAGCATCCAGTTGGGCACGATGTATTCTGAGCCTTTCTCCCCCACCAGGGCCAGGTAGGGCTGGGTGACGGATCCGCCCTTGGAAATGTTATTGATCGGGCCCGTACCACCACCCTCGGCAAATTCCGGAACGGGTGTGCTTACTACCTTGGCAATGTTTATGGCCGACATGGCAGCCGTCGCGATGGCCGTCGGAGAAAAGAAACCCAGCGGGTTCTGCGAAGCTTTGATCACAGCCAGGGCCCCGGCCATAATGGCCTGGGCAACGTTATTGGCTTTTTCGGCCTCGGCCTGTTTGCGCTTCAGCTGACGGGTTTTGGCGTCGTAATTGGCCTCAATGGTGGATTTGGCCTTTTCGTACTCTTCTTTGGTGATTTTACCCGCTTTCAGCTCACTGTCCAGGCTCTTGATCCGCTGGGTTTTGGCCCGGCTCTCGGCTTGCTGTTCCTTATCGAGGCTGATCTTTTTAAAATCAAACAGTGCTCCCAAGCCCGTTTGCATGTAACCCAGTACCTGGTCGGCCACCTGCTTATCGCGCTCAATGCGCCTGCCCCGATAGTCCTCCTCGAGGTTATACACGTTCTGCTGGTGCTGATCCTCCAGCAGGAACAGCTCATCGATCAAGGCCTGCTTTTTGGCCTTCTCGGCCTCAATGACGGCCGTGGGCTCAATGGCATCGGGATTTTTAAGCTTTTCCCGCTCGTAATCCCGCTGCCGCTGGTCCATTTCCCGCTGGGTGGCCTCGATTTCGCGCTGCTTAGCCCGAGCCTTCTCCTCGTACTCGGTTTTCATCCGGAACGACTCGGCCAAATGCATAGCCTCTTCATTGCGGGAATTTTTGAGCCGGTCGTAATTAAGCCGCGCCTGGCTTTCATCCATTGACGCGTAGGCAATGGCAATATCAGCCTTCTTCTTGGTCGTATCCTGGGCAATCCGGACGGCTTCCTGAGCCATCTTTTCGGATTCTACCCGGCGCTTTTCGGCGTACTCTTTCTCAATTTCGAGCAGGTCGTGCTCCAGCTTCTTTCCCAGCGTAGTGAGCAGATCTTTCTTCACCTCGGCGCTGGCCTTGGAATTGGCCACTTCAGCCATTTCCTGGGAGGCCCGCCAGTTGGCCTGGGCAATGCGGCGCTCCTGCTCGTTGGAGATGAGCTCGATTTCCATGGCCGCTTTCCGGGCGTAGTAGTCTGCCTCCAGCTTGAGCCGGTCGGCCAGCTCCTTTTCGGCTTTCTTTCGCTCGGCGTCGGAAATCATCGGGGGGAGCTGTCCCTGCTCCCAGGATGGGTTGGCAGCGGCCAGTTTCATTTTTGGATCCGCTAGGTTGCCTCCGCTCAATTCATCAATATACCCCTTGGTCCATTTGGACCGATCTTGTAGCTTGGCAAGCTGGGCCTGTAAGGCAGCGATTTCTTCCCCGGTGAGTTTATAAGTATTGGTAACTGTACCGCCCATACCATAAGTGGACTGCACTTTTTTAATCAGGTCACCATCCTGGTCTTTAAGAGACAAGGCTTTTCTAACCTGGTCAATCTGCTTTTCAAGCTTTTTTAAGGCATCGGTCTGCGAATCAATAGCGTCTGCATTCTTTATTTTGAGTATGCCTCGCTGCATTTCGATAAACTCACGGGCCTTTTCGGTATTAATGCCCATCGCTCGCCCGTAGGCATCGAATTCAGTGATGGCCGTAGGAATGGTAGTGGCTACCTGCCCGATGATCTTATCCAGTTCAGCCTGTTCTTCCTTATTCAAAGTAGTTTTGCTTTTCAACTCATCGTAGCGATCCAGTAAAGGCAGGGTGTTTTTCTCCAGATTGACTACTGCATCTTTCTGCTCGTGGAAGGCCTCAGTAAGTTTTTCGGCTTCCGGGCGCATATCAAACAGATCAGCCAGCTTGCCTAATCCAGCTTCCAGACTGCTCATAAATGCCGTACTGACCAGAGCCTCGGAAAAGAACTTTTTAATCTTCTCCCAGCTGGCAGCTGCATTCTCATTTTTGATTTTGAACTCATCCATGATCGAGTTCGTATTCTGCAGCGCTGAATTAGAGAGGGCCACTTTCTGGGAAAGCATCTGTGTATTACTACCCAGTTTGGCAATCACCTCCGAAGCGCCGGCACCGTCTAGCTTGAGTTCATCGAGCAGCTTAGCAAAATTGGTAGCCGAAGCACTGCTCTTATTGGCACCCTCCACCACCTTAGTAAAAGCAGCGAAAATATCCTTATCAACCAGGGCCTTGAAATCTTTACTGCTCATTCCAGCGACCTTAGCGAATACAGCTGGCGCTGCAGCCATTTTCTGCAGGATGCCGGATACGGCTGTCCCTCCCCGTTCAGTGGACACGTTGAGCTCCTGGAGGGTGGCTGAAAGGCCGAGCACCTGGCCACTGGTCATTCCCAAGGTAATGCCCACCCCCCCGATGCGGGAGGAAAAGTCGGCTACGACCGGAGCGGTGGCGGCTCCATCGGCTCCCAACTCATTTAAGGCATTGCCGATCCGGAGCATGTCCTGATCGACCTTCTTGCTTTTGATGTCGGTGAAAATGTTCCGGAGCGCCCCGGTGGTTTTGGTCACTTCCTCCACCCCACCGCTGAATTCATCGCCCAGGGCGACGTTGAGCTTATCGGTGGCCTTGGTAAAACCTTCCACCTCTTCTTTAGCGACGTCTAATTGCCCACCGATGGCAGCAATTTTGCGTAGTTCTTCAGTAGTGGAGCGGGTGTTGACCTTACTAAGTTCATTATTCAAATCCTTCACCTCCTGCTTAGTCATTCCGGTAGTTTTCTGAATATCAGAAAGCTCATCACTAAGCTTGAGGGTAGCAGGAAAGGCATTTTCCACCAATTTACTCACCCCGCTCACGGCCATCGAACCAGCGGCGAAAAGGCCACCCATGGCCCCCATTCCTGCCATACTTTTCAGCGGGTTGAACGCTTCAGTGCTGCCCCGGGCATCGGCTCTTTGCTTGGACATAGCGCCGTTCACCTCCTGCAGCTTATGTTTCAGCTCATCGTAGCGCTTGGTTCCCTTGGTGACGTTTTCAAACTCATTATTCAGCTCACGGGCGTAGGACTTCATTTGCTTGAGCGTCATGCCTGCTACTCCCATTTCCTGACGAAGAGCCGCAATCTTTTGGCCTACCTGGTCGAGTTTGTTGCCCGATTGCCGGTATTCCTCATTAGCTGCTTTGATGGAGAGGATCGACTTCTTAAGTGTGCCGGCCTTGGCATCCAGATCGCTCATCTGCTTTTTGACTGTATCTAGCTTCGAAGCCGTGGTCTTGTATTCATCCGTGCCTTTTTTGAGCTCTTTCAGGCTTTCCTTCAGGCCTTTTGCTTCCTGGTTGAGCGCCTGCTTCTGTTTGCGTACCTCACCGAGCTGAGAGGCAGTCTGCTTATATTCCTCCGTGACCTTTTTCAGGTCTTTCATCGTATTGCGCAGGTCAGTAGACTCCATTTCCAGCTTGCCCAGCTCGGAAATTGCCTGCTTACCATCAATCATTACAGTCGTCTGAACGCGATCTTCTCTAACAGCCATAGCTTAGTTTTTCAAGGGATTAATGATGGCAGCAATGGCCTGTTCGGAGATTTTAGCGGAAACCACGCCATTGAGCGCACTCAGTCGGCCATAGAAGGCCTTGGAATACCACTTCTTGGCTTTGCGGCCTGCTTTTTTCTTACCCCGGATGATGTCGCCGTTGGACTGGATGGATTCGATTTTTCGCCGGCGTCCAGCTCCCATATCCCGGTAGCGGCCGCGCATCAAGAAAGACAAGTCATAACCGATCATTGTGCCGGCCTGCTGGTAGACACGATTACGAAGGGAGTTGAACAATTCATCGGAGATGCCAATGCCCATGCCTTTCAGCTGTGCGTGCAGGATCTGATCGGTACGGGCAGCCCACTCCTGGACTATTTGCAGTACTTCCGAAAAGTTGGATTCGGCCATATCGCTTCGTTTTTCTTCGAAGCTAATAGGTGGGCTTGGGGCTGGAAAGGACAATAAAAAACGTAGCAAGATTAGCAGTCAAATCTTGCTACGTTGAGAAGATATGATAAAAATCTTTACTCCAGGAAATCGTCCGGGTTATGTACCAAGGAAAGCGAGTCGTAAGTAAGAAAGGTAAACCGGTACCCAAAGCAATTATCGAAGAGGGGCCCGATCTTTTCATACTGCACAGAAGCGATATCAAAATTCTTCAGCGCTACCGGTGCCAGGCCACGCTGCCGACGCTCAGCATCATAGGCCATTTTGGCAACTACTTTCAGCCCAATCTGCTTAGCTTGGTCACAGATCTGGGTTTCCTGAACAAAATCATCGACCCGGCAATTCTTAACAATCATGAAAGCCCCGATGTTGTTATCAAACACCTGGTCGTAATTGTTAGCACCCAGACTCCCCTCGAAGCTCTCCAGACAAAGACAGAAGTTATTGAGATCCAAACTGGAGCGCAATCCGGAAAATACCTCCTCAATATTGATGCGAGTGAATCGCTTTTTGGCTTCACTGTGAGCAATCTCCTTTAGCCTGGTAGCAATGTCAAGAAAGTAATCGGTATAAGCTTGTAATTCCATTACGATTGGTTTTTAAGGGCTTCTATTTTTTCCAGCATTTCATCACTCTCCTGGATGGCCATATCCAGATCAGTAAGTACAGTACCCAGCGGCTGAAAAGCCGTCCGTTCGTACTCATTCACAGAACCAGCCAGGCTCCGGAGCACGTGACCCCAGCCGCGCCCCTTGGCATCGCCGTCCTTGGGTTTTCGGAACACATTGGAGTACTGCTTCAAAATCAGTGACCGGCAACCATCGTAAAAGAGAAAAATCGCCTGCCTAGTAGCTAGTGGCAGCCGACTTACCAGCTTTACCCGGCCCGCCAACAGATGATCGTTATACTTTTCCCGGATATCACCATCGAAGTCGGGGCTCGTTGGATCGTAGTCCTTTCTCTTGGCCCGGTAAAGGATGGCCACTAGCAAGTCGAGTGCTTCCGGATCCCTGGTTTTGGCGTAAGCGATGTAGGCACTTTCCGCCTTGATAAATTCTACGAAAGACAAATTAGCCAGCTCATCAGCCGGGCCGTAGAGCTTTTTCAGTCCTATCCTCAAAATCGGTAGCAACTGCCGGGTAAGTCCGTTGACTCCTTCCAGGATCCAGTCGGTCAGTAACTCCATATCGTAGCGGCTCTCATCGGAAATACTAAACAAAAAAAGCCACTGCAGCCGCAGGCTTCTACGAACGTTGAGCAGAGAAAGCAGCAGACGGACCCGCGCTTCCGGAAGGGGGATCTCCGCGTGAAGGATGCCGGCAATTTCTTTCAGCTGCACGGGCGAAAGCTCATTGTACAGACAGGGCACCGAGTAGAACCGCGTTCCTATGTATACCCCATTCATAGCAGGATGATCCAGCAAAGTGTCTCAAAAATTTTCATAGTTTATCAATGAGCTTATCCAATAAGTGATAGCACCCACTCAGCACTTTGTAGCCAATATATCCAACCATTGATAAAATGGCTGGGCCAACCAAAATCAGCAGGAAAATGATTCCGTCATTGATATCATTTAGCTTTTTCATAACAGGACAATGAGTAATAAGATGAGTAAAGCCACCCCCAGGAAGGGAAATACACGGGATTTTGCCTTTTGCTTAGCCAGCTGCTTTTCCTTGTGCTTAATCTCGGCTTCCTGTAGCTCAATAAGGCCTTCGTGCTGCATAATGAGCTGATCGCGCACCCGTATTTTTTCGTTGAGTTCCTTAATTTCCCCATCCCGCAACAAGACCATATTGCGCAGGTTCTCTACGTTATTATTGACTTTCTGCAGCTGGAGTTCTTTCTTTTCCAGCGTTTCCAGGTCGATTTTACCCAGCGTGATCTTCGTGGCGATCTCGTTTTGCTGGGTACGGGTATAGCCAAACAACGTATCTCCTTCCCATACAATACGACGGGGCTTGAGGTTGATTGTTTCAGGCGAAGACCTAGGTGGCCCTTGAGTTTTTTGCCCCGATTGGGCTGCTACTTGGTGCCCAGCGGCTAGGAAGGCAATGAGGAAAAACAGCTTTTTCATTTCTTTTTCTCAATTTTCATAGATTCCATGTACCGTACCATCTGATCATCAGATAGTTTTTTCATTGTCGGCTCCACGTTTTTGCGATCGGCCTTCAGGGCGTCGATTTGCTTTTGGAACTGGGCGACAGTTTTATCGTTTTTGAGTATAATTTCATGCAACTGCTTAACCTCCTTGTGCATGGAATCAATCTTGGCATCGGCAACTTTGTCTACAATTCGTACCGAATCCCGCAACTGAGTGACGACTCTGTTTACCACTTTGATTTGGACCGTGTTCTCATCAACCTGTTTGGTCTGCTGACGGGTTATAATGATGAAGAAGGCCAGTATAACCGTCAACCCAATTTGAATATGGGTGCCGACTTTGCCGAAATCAATGCTTACTTTATTCTTTAGGGCTGTCCATAGGATCTTGAGGATCTTGAGTATCATCTTTTTCATTGTTTTTAAAAAAATTCTTAAGTCTTCCCTCAATAAAATTGTATAGTTCAGGCGTGATATAGCCCAACTTCGAAAGGTGTTTGGCCACCTGGAGAAATAGGGCCAACATAATAGCCCCGTAAACTGTATCCGGGAACCAGTCCAGCAGTTTTACAAAATGGCCCAAATTGGAAGATAAATACAGCAACACCAGCAACCCGGAGATATTCGTAATGGAGTTGAATAGATCTTTCCCTCCTTTCTTAGCCGTAAGCTGCCCTTCGTTATAGACGATGTGCAACTTGAGAGCCAGCGAGATTGCATAGGCAATCAGTAAATAGTAAATAGCCCTGGGATCCTGCCAGACGTATGCCTGCACAAAAGCCACTACCCAGTTGGCCGAGGTGGCCTGAACGGGCTCCGCCACCGTGGAGACGGTTTTCGTAATTATCTGCAGGGTGTCTGTCTGGGGCATTCGTTAAGAATTAAAATCTGAATATTGCCGGCTGATGTCTCTGGCTATAGCGTCGAGCTTAGTTGTGCATTCTCTAATCAATTCGAGCTTTTCCTGATCGGAAAGGTCCAGACTAATAATGCCCTGAATTGAGTAGGCTGGTCCTGTAATGCGATGATTCAGCTGGAAGAGCAAATCGCGATACAGTTTCTCAAAATCAGGACCAGCCACTCCGGGCCGGCCGGGTCTCCAGCGCTTTTCAGACATTATTTAGGCAGCCATTTAGCGCGTTTGGTCCAGCCGTTTATATATTCTTCCTGTGAAGCATCTTCTTCCACCAGGGAATCGTAGAAGGCCTTTTGCTGGATGCAATACATCTTCAGAATGTCGGCTTCAGCGTATTTGGCGCACTCCGAAAGCGTGACATTTCCCACCAGGCCATCGGCTTTGATTTTACTGCCCAGGGCATTGAGCGATTGCTGCAGCAGCTTGTGGGCACGGGCATGGCCGGCATTTACGGCCGTATCAAAGACCTTTGCTCCCAGCCGGGCGGGCACTACATCGTAGATGGATTTCCAGAAGTTGAACCAGTAAATGTCGATAGCGTTTTCCTTAGTCAGTCCTTTGATGTCAAGCCAGTCGATTTGGCCATCACCATTACAGTCCTTCTTAATGGCTTTCAGAAGCCGGAGGCTAACGCCCCAGTTAGTGGCACCTCCCTTGTCAGTAACCCTGTTATTGTAGCCGCCTTCGTGGAGTAGGGTATCTTCCACGGCCTTTAAGAATCGTGCAGTTTTCATTATTGTTAAATATTAAAAGACGTAGAGGCCGGACTCCGGATCATTCTGATAGAGCCGGTGCGCTTTGGATTGATAGCAGGGACTGTCGCGGTAAAGTGGGTAAGCATCCAGATCCCCTTCCAGCAATTCCCGGATCTGGGCCAGGTAGGTTTCTCCGTCGGTCTGTGCCTGGCTCTTTAGTCGTTGCAATTGAAGATCAGGAGCAGGTTGCTTTCCCTTTGTGTAAGTAGAAACGGTGCTGTTAGATACCTGAATGCCGTTTTCAGAAAACACGACGGACAGTTCTTCAATAGCTCGGGCGATGGTCAAATGGGCTACGGCTGGTCGGATCAGGTCAAGGAGCACCTGGTTTGCCTCACTGATTGCTGAAGAGAGAGTCTGGGCTTTCAATTCTGCGAATAAAGGCTTGCATAATATGGAGAGGATAGAAAACTCCTCTACCTTCTTCATCTGGGCCCGCAAAACCAGGAAGGTACGGCGGGATTCATTGATCCAGACAAATTCGCTGAATTGACGGGCGGTATTGATGAAAAACTGCTTGAGGACCGTGTAAGCCGAGGATCCGGCCCAAGCTGGGAAAAGAAGCTTGTTTTCCTCCAGGTATTCCAGCATTGGGTCGATGGAATCGTAGCCGGCATTCATAAAAGACGCCTGCAGCTCATCGATCTGCCACTGGGCAGCCGCTTTTTTGTCCTTGGATCCACCCTGCTGGATACCCGAGGCGGCAATCTGCAGCTGGCCCACCGGTACAAAAAGGGCAAAGGCAAAGTTGGCCAGTGGGATACGCACTAATTCCAGCAGTTTGGTCTGGGCACTGGAAAGGGAATTAGCCTGGTAAGCGACCCGCAGCTGATTAAACTGGTCTACTCCCAGGTAGGGCATAATATATTTTACCTCTGCCTGGTGGATATAGGGCTTGACTGCCGCAAAATCGAAGGTGCCGGTGGCAGGAAGGTATTCCTTCAACTCCTCCGTGGTTGAAAATAGAGCCATTATTCGGTCGTGGTTGCGCGTTTTTTAGGGGAAACCTTGTCGAGCGTTTGCAGGAAAGGCTGCTTGAATTTGAATTCCAGCTCCGGATCCCAGCCGTTGTAATCCCGGATCAGATAGAGCGGAGAGAGGATGATGTCGGCGTGGATCTGGCACATCGACAGATACATATTGAAGGCCTCCCGCTTGTCAGAGCCTGAGCCGCTCCCCATATTCTTGCCCGGTGCGCTCCCGATCAGCGTGCCGTCTACGCCCAGGGCGTAGAGTAAATGCGCTGAAGCTTCCTGGCTGTCTTCGATGTAGGCACCACTCTGCAGCTTGTCATCAATTGACGTGATTTTCCAGCCGGGGAATTGATTCATGCCTTGCTTATCGGTCTGCATCATAGTCATGATGGCTTTGCCGGCATTTTTAGCGCCCGACATCATATCGTTGAAGCGCTTCAGCTCTTCCTCCATTTTCTGGATTTTGACCGGTTGCGTATAGGAAGCCCACGCTTGCCCGTGTTTCTTCTCCCAGTACCAGTCGGCAATCTCAATGTGATACTTGACCGTGATCTGGTTTTTCATCAGGGCCTGCTTAAATTCGGGCAGGTAGTTGGCAAAGCCCAGCCAGCCGGACTCGATGATGGAATGCCAGTCGGCCAGCTGGTAGTATACTTTTCCCGAAGAGGGATAGGAAAGCGGATAGATGTACTTGTATTCATTGCCATACTGCAGGAAAGTGGCCGGATCGTAATAGGGATCCAAGACTGGCACCTTGGAGGCGTAACTGCTGTCTTCTTTCTCGTTGTTTTCCCAGTTGGCGTTGACGTAGCAGTTTTCAACCAGCCCCGTCTTTTCATTCTGCAGCTCCCATCTACAGAACTGTGCATCCTGGGTGGCAATAGAGTTGATTTTCTTCCGATCGGCAGACAGCACCAGTTCAGGAAAGGCGTGATAAAACCAATAAAAGTCCTTGATGGCCTCAATCAGGTAGAGGTGCAGGCCGCTGGTGCGACGGAACGCTTCGAAGTTGATATCCCGAACCGGCTTGAATTTCTCGTTTCCCTCCTCATCGTAAGAAGTTTTTCCAGTAATCAGCCCGCCAGCGTACAGCGCCCGGGCCTTCCAGTCGAGCGTGGATGGTACCAGCGTGTTTTTCCGACAAGCGGCCACCACTTCCTGGGGAAAGAGATTATTATCACCCCACTTGGCAATTTTACCGGCTGCAATCTCTGAACCTGGCTTAATTAGCGGAGAGCTAGCGCTTGGCTCCTTAGTTCCGCTGCCCTTTTTTCCTTTTCCGGAAGACAGGGAAACTGAGACCTGGTGATCGACCAGGTAGGCAGCATTCAAATCGCCTGATATTTGTACACTGCTCATAAGTGCGTGAATTGTCCGTTAAATTGGATGATGAGCCACATGTGGCATTTGCGGATTTCCCCGTTAGGAAAAAGCAGGTTCCGGGTGCCGTTGTCGTGTTCGTTGGCAGCCCGGTCAGTGGAAGACTTTTTAGATCTAAAAAGCCGCTTGCTGTTACGGGCCAGAATGACTCCTTCGGCGGTAATGATCTCACCACCGGTTAAGCGGTTTTCATCGCAGGTGGTGAACTGCAGGGAAAAAGGAATGGCGTTACCGCGGTGATCGCGGAGCTCCATTTTCTTGAGTGCATCTTTAATGGCAATTGTGTTCACTACCGAAGAATTACTGTTGGGCAGTGAAGGTAGAGAAGCGAGACAGGGTGAGAAAGGACAGGGAAATTAGGCTATAAAGTAGCTTATTTGCAGAAAAGTAATCACGTGCAAACCAGACTCACGCTATACCTTCGCTATGAGGAACCCATTGAACTGGTGATTCAATATCTGCCCGCGCTCGACGGTGCCCAGTGCGAGGGTTGGTGGAATGTAGACCACAATGTGATTGCCCTGAGCTGGAGAATGTACAGCCAGTTTCAAAAAATAGAAAAGCAGTCGGAAAAGAAAGCCTTCTTTCAATCCCTTCGAAAAATTTCCGGCACCCAGATCAGTTAAACCAGTACGCCATCCTTCAGCCTGCGGCCGGTGAGCTCACAGACGTCCACGTGAAAGTCGCCATTTTTCTTTCCTTTCACCATTTCGTATTGCCGGTCAATGCCGGCAACAATATCGGTCAGCTCGGCTCCCTTGATTCGGAACTCATAGCCAATGGAATCAGCAAAAAGAATCAGGCGGTTGAGACGGATGTCTCTGTCGTGCTGGGCCGGAATAGTGGATTTACGCATAGAATAAAGGCTTTGGCCCTTAAAATACTCCGAAATACAGGAAAAACACGCCTTTCGCAGCAAAAAATAGATAAAGGCTTATCAGTCAGCTTTTTAATTCGTTTGAAATTATTTTTACAAAAATCGCTCACACAACTCACCACGACGCGCGCTGTCGGCCGGCGGCAATTGCCGGTGCTGTTTTTGACGATATATGAGGGTGCGGGGCTCCAAACGGGTATAGCCCCGCACCCTAGGCCTGGTGGTGGCCTGGTGCGGGGCTTGCAAACGCAATCACATAAGCAGTGGGTCAGATGACCATGGTGTCGAAGAACTCCCCTGCTGCCTTGCCAATGCGCGCACGCAGCTTGGCGTAGATGAGGGTGTCAGCTGCATCGGTTTGATGGGTGGCCTCATAGGGTGGAATGCCAGAGCCTTGCTTCTCTGAGCTCTTATCCTTCTCAAAGAACTCGCCCTTCTTAAGCACCCCGGCCTGCTTAGCCGCAGTGGACCAGCTACCGGCATTGGTAATGTTGTAACCAAAGCGGGGCAGTCGGCTATCCTGGCCCTGCAGCAGGTTGCTCCAGAGCAGGTAGCGGGAATGGTGAGAAGGAGCCTGGCCTATGTAGTAGGGGGTGACGTGCCAGCCCAGGCTAGTCAGGCCTTGGATCCACTCATCCGAGTAGGATAGATCAGAAGAAGCATTGCCAGCAATTGCCGTGTGATCGTAGTAGTAATTGATGTAGCGGCTCTTGTGGTGCTGGTAGTAATCGTGGAACTTCTGGATACAGTCCTTAAGCAGTAAGGGGTTGAGTACGTACATACTATTCAATAGCCGATACTCCCAGCCCTTGGTGTGATTCTCCTGCCCTACGCATACGCAGTTGATAGAGTTGTTGTAGTCACAGGCAATATCCAGCGGCTCGTAGGGTTGAATGTCCCCGTCCCACCTGCAGTCTTTCTTTAAGTCCCTTTTGTATCCGCTACCATATAAGTTGTCGATGTAGGCATAATTGGCCATCTCGTAGCCGTGCTCATCCTCATTCAACAGCCCATAGAAGCCGTTCTCAATGGCTAAGATCTGCTTATTTAAGACTGATATCTGGAAAGCCAGATCGGAGAGCGTACGCTTAAACTGCTTGATAGGAGAAAGACCTAGGGCGTGAATGTTGTCCAGGGTAGAAGCCATTGAGAAGTAAACCGTCTCTTTTCGTAGCTCATTGAGGTACTGCTCAAATTGATTGAGCTGGCCCTGAAGCCTTTTCTTGGTGGCGTCACTAGCCTCCTGCATCTGCGTCTGAAGCATTATAATCTGGCTTTGCACCATCAGGATGGCTTCAATAGTTTCCGGCTCCATCATCTGCTGATACTCCAGCAGCCATTTTCCTTTTGAGGTAGTAGGCATATCCGAGCAGAACAGCAACGATAGGTAATTAGAGAGGTGGGAAAACTTGTCGGCGTGGCCGGCCATCGTGAGTAAAGCTTCGTTATCCAGCTTTTCCTTATTTAAGAATTTAGCCTCATCACCGGCTCCCCACTGGGTACGCACCCCGTTGATCGTACCGGGTCGGTCCTGACTTACCAGGTAGATGCCGGATCCGTTGTACCAATGAATATAGTGTTCAGCCTTTAATGGGTGTCTCCAGGCCTTAGGCCATTTGTAATAGTCGGGCGCGAATTTTCGGACAAAAAAGTGAATGCCTTCCACGTAACCCAGCTTTTCCCAGCCGGCAATCAAGGGTGGTATTGTTCTGGTTAATAATTGCTCGTAGGTCGTGCCCAGCAGAAAGCCGTTCGAGCGAGGCATCTTGTGGATGTTGTCGAGCGTAAAGAAGGCCATAGGGCCCTCGGTTTTACCCGTCGCCCGGCCCCAAATAACGACGTTGATAGCGGCCTGTACCAGGTGAAAAAGCAACTGAGGAACGTTGTAATGCAGCTTCTGGCGGTTACTCATCGCTTTCTACAATTTTAGCGTCTTCAAGGTTGAGGTCCTTTTTACGCTTGGTCTGGATTAGCTTCTGGACCTGGTTTTCCCAGTTATCGGGCAGCGGATTGTTCAGCAACTCCGGAAAAAAGCCCACAATCCACTGAGGAGGCTGCAGGCGGCTCCAGTCGGGCACCTCCTGGTCTTCCTTCTCAAATTGGGCGTTTTTCCTCAGTTCAGCCACTGCTCGAATGTAGGCCTTGATGTCTTTTTCGTCTTCTGCCCAGTCCAGTGCCTTGTAGACCTTCTGCAGGTGCACGTGGCGCATATAATCCTTCTGATTTCGGTGTATAGAACCGTACACCTGCATGGCCGAATCAAAATCCCGATAGACGGTGGCCTGGTCGATGGAAAACTTCTGACGGTGCAGGGCAATGGAGGTGCGGCAGATGCCGTGCTTCTGGATGAGGTTGTCGGCAAACTCCCAGCGCTCCACGCGTACTTTCACGTGGTCGGGCAGAGGATGGGCTTCTGGCTCCTGGACGTGGAGCAAATAGATGTCCACCTCCAAATACTTGTTGGACTGCTTAGGCATTATTTAGTCTCCTTTCCAGTTCGTCTCGTTCAGTGATCCAGCCGGCCACGTGGTCGGCTCGCTTTGGGTTGTTGCGGTGCTTGCAGATGTAGGTGCGAACATTTCTGAGCCGCTCGTGCATTTGCAGCGGGTCGGTGGGCAGCAGGGGTATGGGTTCTGCAGGCGCCGGAGGGGTGGGGAGCTGGCCGGTCTGCTCGAATTGACGCAGTTGTGCCCAGTACTGGTTAATGAGCCTGAAATTCTGCTTGATGGTCAGGGCGTACTGGAGTCGCTCTTCGTTAGTGGCCAGCAGAGGAAGCTGCGCGTGCAGCCGGGCGGTTTGCTTAAAAAGGTTCACCCTGTCTTCGTTTAGCTGCTTTACGGTATCGGGAATAGGCTTTTCCGGCTGCGCGGGAACACCAGCCGAAGCGGTTGATGGCTTTGATGCAAGCATCGAGAGCTCTTCCAACAACTTGATCCTGGTGAAAGGCGACTCCCCCGTTTTCAGCAGGCGTTTTAAGGGCTCGTTCGTCCCGTATTGTTCGAATAGTACACATCCTTCCGAATAGTTCTGCTCCGATCGGAGCCAGTTAGAAATAGCAATTGCCGACATATACCCGAAGGTAAACGCCGGCAATTGCTACTGAAAGGACTCACTACGCTGCCCGTCTCTCTTTAAAGAGCCAGTGAAAGTCCAGCTCTTCTATAATCACGTACGAATACCCCAAACTGCTCAACAGGTTGAATACATCCTTTCGGGCGTAGAGCAGGGTTGGATAGTGCTTTTGGAGTCGATCGTAAACTTCCCGGGTGGTCAAAGTAAAGTCAGCCTCCGGCAGGTTGGATGCTGGCAGGTATTGCAGCTTGACAAACGCCATAATCTCCTCTACCTTGGCCAGGCGTTCTGCCTTGCTATCTTCGGCGGAATCTTCTTCTTCAGGCTTCTCTTTGACAAAAAACGTTTTTCCCATCTGAATACGGATTAAAAAAAGGCCTGATAAACAACCAGGCCCTTTAAAAATTTAACCAACTAAAACATTCTTTAACCTATTCACTTTCATTAGGAAGGGCTTTGCTCTTCCTTTCTGATACCTTCTTTAAGTAGGGGCAACCTTCCGCGTACAGCTTTTCAGCCAGCTCCAGTGACACCCAGCGCAGATCCACGTTCCCGTAATTGGGAACATTGATCAGCCCGGGTACTACCCCAATTACTTCAAATTTCCCCTCCAGTGCCGGAGAGGGCTTTACGACTTCTTTCATAGCCGGGAAAGATTAAACGGCCGGCGTAAGCGGCACGGCAGCCGTATAGAAGGGAGCAATCCGACCTACGGACATAAATTCAGCTACTACCGAAATTTCATCCTTCACCGCACCGCCGGACTTGATGGTAAACTTCTCGAGAGAAGCCGGCAGGCCTTCCGATCCAATCACCCGCTTGTTGCCGTTGATGTGGCTTACAATCAGTACTAGGTCGGAGTTTTTCACCTGTTCGACCCAGCCAATGACTTCGGCTTCGTTACCCACGCGCTTGAGGGTTACCTTGTTTTCTGCTGAGCGTCCATCACGCTCGCCTACACCTTCGCCATCAAGGGAAGAGGTCAGCAGCGTGCTCTGGAATTGCCAGAACCTTTTCCCCTGCTTCATTACGAAGGGGTCCGCAATCGTTACCTTCTCAGCCAGCGTAGTCGGTGCAACCGGTACCTTGGGAAAGGTCAGAATGTCCGTGTACAGTGCCCAGTAGGCAAATACCAACAAACCGCCGTCGTTGTCACGACCGTCAGTCCGGAGCATATCTTGAAAAATAAGTGCCATTTGTTATAATTTGAAATTGTTAAACCATTGATTAAGGGCTAGGCGTTATGCCTTGTCCTCAATCTTTTCCAGGACTCCAGATCCGGCCTCTACCAGCGCTTCGAGCAAATCGCTGTTGCTCTTTACCTCCTTAGCTTCGTAAACCCTGTCCAGGATCTGAAACTTAGGAACCACGACCCGGTATTTTACCTTGTCCAGCGTTACCACCGGAGCGGCCGCGTCTTTCTGCAAGGAGGTTTCCTCCAGCTTGGCCAGCAGCTCCTGGTTCACTTTGTCGTTATCCTCGCGCTCTTTGCTCAATTGAGTCTCCAGGGCCGCGATTTTTGCCTTCATTTCTTCGGGCGTCAATTCTTTTTCGTTAGCCATTGTATTGTAAGTGAGAGGGAGGTGGCTCTTGAAGAGTCACTTCCCGGATGAGTTGAAAAATTTCAATGATGGAAAGCGTTCCTTTTTGGAAGGCTTATGCCTGGTCGTTACAGAAGAAAACTTCGGGAATCACCATACCCACGCCTACCCAGAAGTCCGTGTAGACCTTCACCTGGCGGTCCACATTCTCGATCTGGAAATTTTCCATGTTCTGCGTGGCCCGGGATAATTTGATCAGGTTGTCCTTGGGAGAACAGAAGATCCTACCGGAACCAGCCATTGAAGGCAGGCCTTTGATGCTTAGGTTAGTATCTTTGATCTTGCCGTTGGCATCCTTAAAGTCAGTGTCCTTACCGTACTTTTTGCGATAAGCACGGGCGTATCTGCGCTCCAGGGCCAGACTCATGTTCAACTCCATGGCCAAACTCCAGTACTTGCTATTGATGGCGTCAACGAATGATTCCATCTGATCCACGAATGTCAAATCATCGGTACTCCAGGCACCGGTTACGATCGGAGTGATCCGAGCGGCAACGATCAGGTCGGCAATGATTTTCTTCAGACCGTTCATGGCCGTACCGGCAGGGCCGGCCGTGCCAACGGTCGGGGCGGCATACACACCCGACCAGATCTCATTCATCTCCAGGTCTTCCTTCACCTTGGGGATCACCAGCTTTTCCATCCACCATTTGACAAATGGCCAGGTCTTGCGGTCCAGGCCATTGCTGGCCAGAAAGCCCAACCAGGTTGCCTTCAGATCGTCGGGATACTCCTGCAGATCGGCCTTCATCTGGTACTGTTTGATTTCGACCGGCAAGAAGGTCGCTGCACCCACCGGGGTCCAGGTCTTCTGGAAAGGCTGGAGTACGCGGGTGTGCCGCGCCTCGGATGCCCGCCAAATGGTTTCGTCGGTCATGACCGGAGTAAAAATTCCTTCCGTTACGGAAGCCTGGAAGAGCTGCTGATAGAGACTGGCCAGGTTTTGACCGTTTTTCAGGTAGTATGCCCCGAATTCGGCAATGATTTGAGCAATAGTCACGGTTTTGTATTTTGGGTTTAAAAGCTGAATTGATTATTAGTACTGCAGTGGATCAGGCCCTATTTGGCCTTAGGAATCAGGATGTTATTGTCTGCTTCCATATTGTGGGGCAACTCATCCATCAGCTTCTGGAAGTCGTCTGCCACGACTGACGCCTGCTGCTCCTGACCTTCTTTCTTGGGGTTGGTATGGCTGGCTCCGGAAAGCTTACCGTACTTGTCAGCCAAAGCCTGCGCCTCGTCACGCTCCTTGGTAAGCTGAGCTACCTGCGTGGTGGCCGTAGCCAGATCTTTGGTGGCAGTAGACAGTTGGGTGGTAGCCTGCTCCAGATCGGCGGTAGCCTTTTCGGCAGCAGCAATCACCTGGGCGTTCACAACAGTCACCCCGGTAATGCCGTTGGCGTTTAATTCTTCGTTCACCTGGTTAATGTCTTCCAGCGTGATCTGATCGGCCGTCTTACCTTTGAGCGCCGTCGTTTTGGGGTATTTGTTCCCGAACATAGTATTGGAATTTGGATTGGATGGTACAATGGGTGAAGCCTCAGCCAGTCCTTGGGCTTGGCTGATGGCGTAATCAAGCGTGCCGATCTCGTCGATCAGCCCGTAATCAATAGCTGTCTGGGCTAAATAGACTTTACCAGTGAGCGGCTCTTTGCTCTTGTCGAGCTGGAGCTTGCCTTCTCGGTTCTTTTTTACCGTAGAAAGGAAAACATCATTGGTAGGATTCAGGCTCTCCTGCTTGATGAGGTCGTAATTGCCTTTCAGCATCTCGAAGTAGGCCTTGTTCTTATCTTTTGAATCGTCGGCCGTGACGTAGTGCAACTGATAGCCATACTTTTTCATGGCCTCCGATGAGTCCATGACCTTGATGGCCGTACCGATGGAGCCGATCTCGGCTACCTGGTGAGAGGCAATGATCAGGTTGGATCCGCTAATGATGCCGTAGGCAGCCGAACAGGCCATGCCGTTAACCCAGGAAACCAGCGGCTTTTGGGTAGCAGTTAGGGCGTCGGCACATTCAAAGGTTCCATCGACCGTCCCTCCGCCGCTGTCCATCATCAGTACCGTTGCGGCGATGTTGGGGTGCGCGTCGGCATCCTGCACCCAGCGGGCCAGCGTGGCCGATCCGGGAGCACCGCAATAGTCTTCCTTGAAGATGGTACCCGAAAAAGGAATCACGGCAACCGATCCTTCCGGCGCTTCATCGTAGGTGGAATAGCTTTTCTTCTGGAACGTGTTGCTCTCCTTGTCCAGCACCCTGCACACGGCGTAGGGCTGGGGAGCCTCCTCTTCTTCCTCATCATCGAAAAATGCGACCCTTTCCCCGGCCATATAGCGGCCCAGCAGTGGAAGCAGTGATTCGGCTGACTTTGATTCAATCAGCCAGGCAGAGCGGAAAACAGTAAGAAGGAGTCGATGTTTGGCCACGATAAAATGGTTGGTGAACAGCCGTATTTTCGGAATGTAAACTTATCGGGCAGCGGGCCTATCGGAAAGGACTAAGGAAGTGAGGGCAAAGGAACAAAAGGCAAGTCACCGATCCTGAAGGAACGCCGGGATGAGCCTTCGAAAAAAAAAATGGTAGAAATGTAAGAAGAGTGTAATTTATTTTTGTATCTTTGTATTAATTAATTGCACTTTCAGGGGACAAATCGGACGGTGATTTTTGCAAAATTTCTTTGGGATCGTTTGGGTTTTTAAGTCCGCGATGCCCCGAAAATCCGAGCCATATCGCGGGGAGCCAACCGATGGGCATTTGGTAAGTTCAGTACTCGGGCCCAGTACTCGGAGCACACGTAGCAGCCATCATCTCCTTTCTTACCGATCCACCAGCCGCTGACCAGGTAAAGCGGATAGCGAAAAATCAGGCTCCAGTAATCGTAACCTCCAATAAAGGCATCAATTTCTTCCTTGGTGCAGGCTATGCCGGGCAGGATCTCGTACACCCGATCGGGCCGGCGCTGCTCCCAAATTTCAAAGCGGGTAATCCTTCTGGCCGTCTTCTTGTTTCCAGCCTGCATCTCGACAATGAAGACGACCCCGTCTTCTCTAACCCAGATACCCAGCCAGTGATTCCAAAAGGATTGGGTGGCTACGCGTATGCACCAAGGCAAATACGTATCGTGCATATACCAGCGAAATGGGTTATGACTAGCGATCTGGGTGCCGGTGACTACGGCTTGGCCGTTGATCGTTGATATTTCCATCAGTCAAAGGCTCCCTCCTGATTACGCATATACAGCATCTGCGTGGTGAGGGTGTTAAGGCCCGCATCCGATCGGATAGCGCCGACTAAAAAGGCAAATTCGGGTACGGGTCCGTTTGGGGTCTGAATATAGGCTTGGTTGGTGCAAATCAATTGCACGATGCGGTCAGGCATATCTTCATCCCGGACGGTCACATCCAGCACAAAAGAACTGCCGCCAGTTAGTAGAGGCAGGTTACATACTAGCGTACGGGTAGCCGTCACTGGTATTTCGAATAGAAAAGGAGTTAAAGTTGCCAGCTGGTTTCCGGAAAGCCACAGGTTGAATTCTTCAGCCGTTGCAAACCAACCGCCGCCCAGCGAAATCAATTCAGCCTTTTGTGCCTGGCTGAATTCATTTTCTTCTACGCCGCCATACATTAGACCGCCGCGCTCAAATTGCCAATCTGCGGGGCTGGTAATGCTGTAAACCTGGTGTACTAGGGCTACGTTTGCTAGAGGTATATATCCGTACATAGAATTAGAAGGTTCTTAGGCAGTAAGTCCCACTGGCCGGATTGGTGTCACAGTTAATCACCTGTCCGTGGTTGTTGTTATTACTTATATCTCGCACGCCTAACCTCAAATCTGAATTGTCTTGAAGGGCTGAGAAATCAAGGGTTTCAATTTGCGAGAACTTTAGCCACGTAACCAAGCCCAGTACATTTTGAGGGTTCTCACCCACGCCACCGTTATAATTTGCCACGATTTCGGCATTATCTATTTGTCGGTTATAGATCCTAAACTCATCCACCGGCTGAATAAGCGTTTGCCCAAACGAGCATTTACCCAGACTCATAGCACTTATAACAGTCTCGCTATTCCACAGTAATGTTCCGCTCCTGGTAGCAGAAAGAGCAATAGAATTGGCGTTACCTATCCCGTTTACGTTGCAAGCCCAGTTAGCCCCGGAGGCTCGCAAAACCACGTGATGCAGAAGGTTTTGCCCCAAAGTCGGAGCGATGGCTAACGTACCTGTGCCTGATCCTGTATTGCGAATCCTTAGCGTATTGGAGTTAGCGATCTCTATGTTATTGTAACTTCCGTCCGTCCCCTGCATAGAGAGGATGCCCATCTCGGCATTAGATTGGGTCCTTGACATACGAATCCAGAACTCGATGGTGAAACTAGAGGGCAGGTTTTTTCCTACCCAGCCGGGAAAACGGATTTCATCGTTCACCCCGTCACCAGTAAAGCCAGCATCAAACCCAAAGGGAGCAGGTAAAGCCCGGTTGAAGCCAACGCCTTTCAGTGCGCGAACAGTTGGTTTAAGTCCCGGTTGCATCTTATGCAGTATAATCAGCTCCCAATACCGTTACAGTCACCTGTTCTGAACCGGTTAAAGCCGTACTAAGTCGGGCTGAAAGGCGCATATTATTATTCAGGTTCAAATACGGGTTGCCATTTGCGTCTATCTGCAACCAAGGCAGGTTTCCTCGGTTTAGACCGCTCACTGCATTTACTGATCCCTGTCCTGCGCTGGCAGGTACAGTAATGTGTCCTAGCTGGAATACCTGCCCTTGAACAATATCATTGATCTGTAAAAACAACACCCTAGCCGTAGCAGAGGTAGAAGTAATGATGAGTGCTTCTATCCTGGTACCATCTGTTGCGGGTATAAGCAGATCCTTTGAATTTGTTGAATCTGCTAATGCGAAAGCCGAGCCCCTGGCCCGTATGTCACTGGTAAAAAATATATTCTGATTTTTTGGCATAATTAAAATCCATTGAAATTGGTTGACTTGTAAATTTTGAGGGTTTTCTGATCGTTGTCCAGTACCGAAAGGCTGGTCTTGTTCTCGTTGATGGCCGACTGTACATTCGTGGCAACCATGCCAACGGGGGGTGTAAAACCAATATCCCCAGCCACTAATACAACGGCACCCAGTTTGGCATTCACCGAAGTAACGGTTTCGGTATTGTCTACTTTGCTCCAGGCCGTTCCGTCGGAGACAATCCAGTCACCAATGGCATAGGTCACAGTGGCATAAGTGCCGGCAACGGCCACGACATAGTATTCTCCTTTATTTTCCAAGGCTGCTGCCGGAATGGCAACAGCAGTTGATCCAGTGGGCGTAATTTGAGCTAGTGTTGCGTTAAAGCTGCCTTTTTTAGTTACTGCTCCGGAAACTGCGGCAGCGGGAATGCTGCTACGCACCTCGTTAATGGCTGCTACCAGTGTAGTTTTGGCCGTAGTGGTAAGCGTAGCCAGGTCACCGATTAGCTTCACCTTGCTGACTATAAAATCCAGCGCAGCCTTAATTTTTAGCTTACCGGATGTGAGCAGCCCGGCAAAGAACCCAGTTGAGTTATTGCTCTCAGCTGGCGTATAATCTACATCAGAATCACCCGTTGCCTTTTTAGCATATAGAGAGAAGTCAATATCAATACTTTCGCCTTCAGCAATTTTAATCCAGGACGTGGTGGCCAGGATATATTTATAGATTGCCCAACCGCCTGAAACGGTTGGATCCCCTGTGGCATTGGCCACGTACACATTCTCTTTATCCTTTTTATCCGGGAGGGCATTACGCTCGGCAATGTCTTCCACGTTGCGCTCCACGGATATAAGCCCATCAATGGCGTCGGAGAGTTTTTTGAGTGTATCCCGATTAGTCGATACGCCTCCCTTCAGGTCCGCAATCAACTGAGCAGCTACGCCGCTATTTTCCTTATTGCTCACAGAGGTCTGTAGGGCACTAATCAACAGGCGTAATTTATAGAGGGTATTGGCATCATTGCCGGCACCACCAAGCAGGGCACTGACCAACTGAGCGGCTACTCCCTGGTTTTCCTTGGTGGGCGTAATGCCAGCTGCAAGCGCATTGAGTACTTGATCCAAGAAAAAACGGAGGTCAACCGGCTCAATCTGTTCGCTAATGTTGTTTTGAAACAACTCTTGATTAAGCAGTTTAAGTTCTTCAATAGTCATATCAGGGCGTGCGTAAAAAACCGTAAGAAAAACCCGAGGAGAATACCTTCCGGGGTGGAGGCAATTGTCCCTCGTACATCATGTAGAAAGGCGCCGGATCCGGTGCCTCGCCGGTCAGGGTGAAGGAATATCCGTTCTTTTTGGCGGGTTGGTTGCCCGTGTCCTTTTCGGCCTTGAGCGTTAAAGGGTAGTCCTGATTTCCAATCAGAAGGGAGTTTCGATTCCCGTCGAGGATGATAGCCATCAGATCATAACCCCGCTGGGCCTGTAGCCAGTAGTGTATATCGGGAGCCAGCTTGGGAACGGAAAACGAAATCTTGAATTTGTAGAGCTCTCCCTGATCAGTTTCGAATGGATCCTCTGAAAAAGAGGCGCTGCCCGGCGTGAAGTAGAGGCCGGCCAGCGTGATACCACTCTGCATTTCCAGCGACTGGGGCAGAATTACGCCGTCGTGATCCGGAATGCGAACCACGTGAGAAGCTTTAAAGATCTGCAGGGCCAGCAGGCCACCGAAATTGTCTCCGTCAGGCCGTGCGAGCGAAGGTAGAGAGTGGGGCATGGCTGAGCTTGTTTACTAAGCCCTGCTGCGATCGCTCATGCCGGTAGTACGCTTTTTTCAGGGTCTCAAAGGCCAGCTCGTGTTCCTCAAATCCGTAGCGCTCCCGGAACTTGTAGATCGCATCCCGGCGCATCATGCCGGTTGCCAGGGCAAATTCCATAAAGTTGAAGAATTGCGCTTTAATCAGATCATCCACAAAATTGTTCAGCTGCATTACTGAGTAGCTACTCAAATAGCAAGCACCCCGGTCGAAAACGAATCCCTTGGTGATCTGTACTGTGTAGCTATTCTCATAGGACTTGGTTACGTAGTCATACTGCTTGTCGCTGGAGTTACGCTTAAGCAAATGCATCAGCAGTAAACTAACCGAATGCGATCTGGACAGCGTCATTGCCGGCCCGAACTGAGAGGTCAGATACTTATAGACGTGTGCCTTAACAGGGATCTGGATGGTGATCATTGCGTTCATTACATCAAAAAAGAAGAAAATGGGTAGGATCAGAAAGGACAAGGCCTTTCTGTGGGATTTGATTAATCGGGGGATTCAGTAGGTTTTTGTAAAGATAGGTGTTTTACCCGATGGTATCGAAGAGTGTACCTTTCTCAATTACTCTGCGGTGGGTTAAGTAAAATATACAGGCACATATTTTACTTTGGTACAGGAAAGTAAAATATGGCAAAGTGTACTGAAAAAAAGGGTAGTTGAAAGAGGCCGGTTTTCTTCCTGGAAGCCAGCTTATTTTTTGGTTTTAGTGTACTGCTAAAAACGCTCGTATCCACTACGGTGCTAGCGAATGTTTTGAAACTCCCAGCGTCCTTGGTAAAGCTGAAATTCTACTAGAAAGCCCCTCTCATGAGGTTGCGGGGTAGGGAAACGATTGAAATTCATCCCGTAAATCTCGGTGTGCATAATGGGCACGATGTAGATGGGTCCATTTTCCGGTTTTGGTTCGGGCAGTTGTGTTTTTGCCAGTTCGATAATTTCCTGCGTTATACTCTTTTCCATACCTAAATATAGTGGACAAAAACCCTCCCTAAAAATTGGGCAAAAAATGTCCAAAATTACGCTGTTTTTGATGGGTGGAAAGGTGGACAAAAAGGAGTACCTTTATGTCCATACTTAACCTCCTATAATATGTATGAATCAATCAAAGAATCGGCAAAATCTTATAACGAGCAACAAGAAAATAGACGCAATCAATTAAGTTTCTGGCACAGAATTAAAAGCATTGAAGTTGTTAATATTTTAATTAATGTAGTGAATGAGACTAACTTGAACTGGAAAGTAACACAACCAGACGGAGTTCCAGGTGCTGCTGTGGATTTAGTATTCGATGATCGCGAATCAGGGCATTTTTATAAAAACTCCAATAGTTTGATTAAAACGACTTGTAAAGGTGGCAGGCTACGCTTTAGGCAAGCTTACAATGGAAGGATAGTAGCGGAATTTTTGTCACACTATGATGAAGTTTTTAAAATAGATCAAGAGAGAAAAATGATAGCTGATCACGCGACTAGCGAACTCAATGAGACCAGAGTTCTTGAAATAGTTGATGAATTCTTGAAACTTATGATTGCCTGGGAAGAGAGTTTCCATTGAATTTAATAACTCTAAAATGAAAGTAGCCATCTACGCCCGTGTATCCACTAAAGACCAGACTGCAGAGAATCAACTCATCGAGCTTCGGCGGTTTGCTAATTCCCACGAATTTCAAATAGTTGATGAGTACGTCGATGTAGTGAGCGGAAGCAAGTCAGAAGCCGATCGGCCAGCGTTCAAGCGGATGATGGCAGATGCCTACCAGCACCGATTCAATATCTTACTTTTCTGGAGCCTCGACCGTTTCAGTCGGGAAGGCACTGTAAAGACCATCCACTACCTCGACCAACTGGAGAGCTACGGCGTTCACTTCCGATCCCAGACTGAACAGTATATTGATAGCTCTGGTATGTTCAAGCACGTGATCATATCATTGTTGTCTACCCTGGCCAAGCAGGAGAAAGTACGGCACCTAGAGCGAGTCAACGCCGGCATCGCCAGGGCCAAAGTGAAGGGTACTAAGTCCGGAAAGCCTTTTGGCAGGAAAGGGTTAGATGAACAACTCAGAAAGCAGATTCAAGCACTGAAAGCGCAAAATCTCTCTGATCGGGCCATTGGTCGTCAGTTGGGTATTTCCCACCGGTCTGTTGCCAAATATTTATTTGAGCCGCTATCTTTAGTCCAACATTAG